TTCCGCCGGTACCAGAACGAGCTTAGGGACACTGTTTTTGGCCAGTTTGAGTGGACTGCTTCAAAGATGGGTATAGCCCATCTTTTTAAGTTTCAAGTGTCTCCGATGCAGATTATTTATATACCAACTGGGCAAAGGATTGTATTCAGGGCTGCAGACAATCCCAGGAAACTCAAGTCAATCAATCTGGGCAGAGGATATGTAAAATATGCCTGGTTTGAAGAAGTGGACCAGTTTGCTAGCATGGACGAAATCCGGAATATCCTTCAGTCATTATTCCGGGGCGAAGGAAATAAGAAGCGTGTTGTTTTTTTCTCGTACAACCCACCAAAGTCCGGGCGCTTCTGGGTGAACCGGGAAGTAAAGATACCGAAACTGGGCCGCCGGGTGCATCATTCAACATACCTGGATGTACCGCCTGAATGGCTGGGTGAAAGGTTCCTTGCTGATGCAGAACATCTCAAAAAGACCAATGAAATGGCATACCGGCATGAGTACCTGGGTGAAGAAGTCGGGACCGGCCTTGAGGTGTTTACCAACATCGAGCTCAGGACTATTTCTGATGAAGAAATAGCTACATTCGATCGTATCCGACAGGGCCTTGACTTCGGATATGCTGTGGATCCGCTGGCTTTTGAGCGGATGCACTACGACAGAACACGCCGTCGGCTTTACATCTTTACTGAGATTAGCGGACTAAACCTATTTAACAGGCAGTTCTGGGAGAAAGCGCAGCGATACAATGATGTGATGACCATTGCGGATAGCGCGGAGCCGAAAAGTATTGCTGAACTGAAATCTTGGGGAATGAAAATAAAAGGAGCTAAGAAGGGCCCTGGCTCCGTTGAATTCGGAATTAAATTTTTACAAGACCTCGAAAAAATAATTATTGACCCGGAACGCTGTCCCTTAGCAGCAAAAGAATTTATAAACTATTCACTGGAAACTGACCGTAACGGCATAGTAAAAAGTCAGTTCCCGGAGAAGGAAAACCACAGTATTGACGCGACCCGTTATGCCCTTGAAGATGATATGAGCACAGGAGGATTGAAGATCCTGAAGTAAAGAAGGTGAGAGCTTGTTGAATTTTCTTAAAAACTTAATTCGCAATGATATCAACATCATGACCATTGAAGAAATTCTCTATGAAGAAATAAAAGAATTTAACTCCAGCGATGAAAGAGCTTGGATGGTTATTGGCGATAGATATTATCGATGCGAGAATGATATTTATAACAGGAGAATCACTCGAAAAACTGATAACGGTGAGATTGAAGATAAGTCAAAGGCCAATAACAAACTTGCCCATGGCTTTGTCAAAAACCTGGTGGACGAAAAAATCGGATATCTGCTTACTAAAGATTATGCATTGAAATGTGACAATGAGCAGTATATTCAAAAGGTCAAAGAGGTACTAGGAGAGTATTTTCAATACACCCTTACAAGGCTGGGTTACGAGGCTTCAAACAAGGGTATAGCGTGGCTACAGGTTTACATAAACGAGCAGGGTAAGTTTGGAACTATGTTAATACCTAGTGAGCAATGTGTGCCTTTATGGAAAGACAATACTCATACCGAATTAGACGGGATGATTAGGTTTTATGTGCAAACGGTTTATGAGGGCAAGGAAAAGAAACAAGTTACCCGGGTGGAGTATTATACTCCTACAGAAGTTTACTTTTACATCCTTGATGATGACCGCCTTATCCCGGACATTGAGCAGCATGAAGGCGGACCCATTCTTCATTACAAAAAAGGCGAAGAAGGCCGAGGCTGGGGGAAGGTGCCTTTTGTAGCCTGGAAGAACAATCACATAGAATATCCGGATGTGAGATTTATTAAGTCCCTGGTAGACAGCTACGACAAATCCAGGAGCGAAATTGATAACTTCATAGAGGAAACAAAGAATCTTATTTATGTTCTGAAGGGATACGGCGGAGAAAACCTGGCCGAGTTCATGCGGGATCTAAACTACTACCGCGCGATCAAGATTGACGATCCGGAGCACGGTGGTGTAGACACTCTCACGCCGAAAATAGATATTGCCGCGGCGAAGGAACATTTTGAACAGTTAAAACGAGATATCAACGAGTTCGGACAGGGTGTACCAAAAGACCTCGATAAATTCGGGCATTCACCCAGCGGTATATCCTTGAAATTCCTTTACGCCGGACTGGACTTGAAATGCAATCACCTGGAAGTGGAATTCAGGCGGGCTTTTAACCAGCTCTTGTATTTTGTCAATGTGTACCTTGCTGAGAATGGGCAAGGTAATTACGAGAATGAGCATGTGGATCTTATATTCAACCGAGATGTCCAGATCAATGAGTCTGAAACCATTATCAACATCCAGAACAGCAAAGGCATCATAAGCGACAAGACCCTTATCGCAAACCATCCGTGGATCAATGATGTGGAGCAGGAACTGGAGCAGATAGAGAAAGAGAGAAAGTCTGATGAGCCTCCCATGTTTGCAGACAAAGAGAGTGATGAATGATGTCTAAATCGTACTGGGAGAAAAGGCAGAAAAGAACCTATTTAGCCGGAGAGAAAAAAGTAAATGAATATTATAATGAACTGCAGAAAGCGTTTGAGCAGGCGAAAAAGGAAATCCAAAGCGTCATAAATGATTTTTATATGCGTTATGCAAAAGAGAACAAGGTTTCCTTTGCTGAAGCTCAAAAGCTGCTTGACAAGACAGAAATAGGAGACTTGAAAGCCTTTATTGATAAGGTATTTGAGCATATGGGTGAGTACAACCTGGAGCTCAGTAATATGTCCATTAAGGCAAGGATCACCCGCTATCAGGCTCTTGAAAAGCAGATAGACGCCATCCTGCAAAGGCTGTATGCCTTGGAATATGAATACGAGGGCAAAGAATTGCTAAAGGAGGTTTATACTGATGCGTATTATAGGACCTGGTTCAACATAGACCAGTATTATGGCTTCCACCAGGAGTTCGCACGGGTGAATCCACGGACGATTGATGAGTTGATCAGGTATCCGTTCAATGGTGCGGACTTCTCAAGCCGGATCTGGAAGCAGAAGGACCACATGCTGCAGGTATTGGCCGAAGACATTACCACCATGCTGGTGCAGGGCAAGAACCCGCAGACACTAGCCGAGGACTTTGCAAAGAGGTTCAAGACCAAAGAATATGAAGCCTACAGGTTACTTCATACAGAGAGCAGTTTCATTATTGAACAGGGAACTTTGGCAGCATATAAAGAGGACGGGGTGGAGCAGTATCAGATCCTGGCTACCCTGGACATGAAGACATCGGATATATGTAGAGAGCAGGATGGGAAGGTATATGATGTCGATAAAGCAACAGTAGGAGTAAATTATCCGCCTTTCCATCCGTTCTGCAGGACTACAACGGTACCGTATTATGAAGACATTGAGAATGAAGGCACCAGGGCTGCAAGGGATCCTTTGACAGGCAAAACTTATAAAGTGCCGGCAGACATGACTTACGAACAATGGAAAAATAGATATGTAGACCAAACGGATGATTTGCGATCCTAATAGTGTTATTTGCCAGCGCTTACATAAATAGAGGGCGTCGTGAAACGCGACGGGGTCTATTTTGCACTTAGCAATCGAGGTGACTAACGATTTGTTAGGCGCCTTTTTATATGCCGCCATTTTGGTATTGTTGGGCGAAAACTAACAAGACATCACCGGACGCGACCGGGATAAAAAGCGAAGATGAATGAAAGGAGACTATAAAAATGACTAAAGAGAAACTTTTGGAGATGGGATTGTCGGAAGAACAGGCTGATAAAGTTTTAGCCGCTCATAAGGAAGAACTGAAGGGGTATATCCCCAAAGCTCGCTTTGANGAGGTCAATGACGCCAAAAAGGGTCTGGAGAATCAGTTGCAGGACAGGGACAAGCAGCTGAAGGATCTGCAGGAGAAGGTCAAGGGCAACGAGGAACTCGAAAAGACCATAAAGGACCTGCAGGAATCCAACAAAAAAGCTGCAGCCGACTACGAAGCAAAAATCAAAAACATAACCCTTGACAATGCTATCAGGCTGGCCCTGAAAGAACATAAGGCCAAGTACGAGGATCTCCTGCTTGGTAAGTTCGACAGGGATAAGCTCACCATTAAAGAAGATGGCACTATTGAGGGCTTGAAAGAGCAAATCGAGACTCTGAAGGAAGGTTACAAAGACCTCTTCGAGCAACCTTTGAGCGGACAGACTCCGAACAATACCGGAGATAGTTCCTCCGATGGAAAGGTACAGCAAATAGCGGAAACCATTAGACAAAATCTTGGATTTTAAGGAAGGAGAGAGTTAGAACATGGCTAATGTAATTGAATACGCAAAAATCTTTCAGCAGGAGCTTGACAAACAGGTAGTTGCCCAGGCTACTTCCGGATGGATGGAAGCCAATGCCGGACTTGTAAAGTATAATGGTGGTAACGAGGTCAAGATTCCTAAGATTGGTATGGATGGACTCGGAGATTATGACAGGGCCCAAGGCTTTGTGGAAGGAGCCGTCACCCTGGAGTACGAGACCAAAACCCTTACTCAGGACAGGGGCAGAACTTTCATGCTTGACCGCATGGATGTAGATGAAACTAACTTTGTAGCAACTGCTGCTAATGTTATGGGAGAATTCCAGAGAACAAAGGTTATTCCTGAAATCGATGCTTACAGGTATTCCAGCATTGCAACACAGGCTATAGCAAAAAATGCAGCAGTAGGAGGATATACTCCTAGTGAAACTAATATTTTAACGAAACTAAAAGAAGATATATACGCTATTTATGATGTAGCTGGAGAAATACCTCTAGTTATCACAATGAACATGCAAGTTGCCGCTATATTAGAAAATTCTGCTGAATTAAATAAGATGCTTTCTGTAATTGATTTCACTCAGGGTGATGTTAAGACTACAGTAAGGGCTATTGATAACAACCCAATAATCAAAGTACCTTCTTTGAGAATGAAGACTCAATATGAATTCTATGATGGCAAATCCACAGGGCAGACAGCTGGTGGCTTTGTAGCCCATACTAATGCTAAAAATATCAACTGGATTATCACTCCTAGAACTGCACCTATAGCTGTATCTAAAACAGATAACATAAGAATATTCACCCCCGAACAAAACCAAAAGGCAGATGCTTGGAAGATTGATTACAGGAAATATCATGACTTGTGGATAAAAGACAATCAGTTCAATGCCATCAGGGTTAATATTAAAGAAGCTTTAACATAGGAGTGATACTAGATGTATAAACTTGAAAGACTTAATGTAGTTAAAATCGTAGAGACCGAACACGAAAGGGAGAAACTCCTAGCCCAGGGTTTTGTGGAGGTAAAAAAAACCGAAAAGAAAAAGGACGAGAAGAAGGCTGCTAAATAGCGGCCTTCTCCCTCTTTTCTACCCTAAAAGGGGTGAGTATATGTCCATTGAAGAAATGCTTGCAAGGGTAAAGGAAAACCTAAAGATATATGATGGCAGCAGGGACCTTATTATTACTGACATTATCCAGGAGTGTCTGAACTACTGCAACCTCAAAGAACCGCCTGCAGAATTGGAACCATTTATCCGCCGTAAGGTCAAAGCTATTATTGACTATGAGGCTGAGGTCGGAGGTAGTTCAGTATTTGATGTGGCCTCGATAAAAGAGGGTGATACCTCTATAACTTACAACACTGACGAGGTTTCCAGAGAAACTATCTACGGCTTGTCTGAAAAAGACAAGCAGTCCTTGATGCGGTTCCGGAGGTTGCGGAGATGAATGCGCTTCAAAGATTATGGAAAGATCGCATGGATATATACCGTTGGGTTGAGGTTGTAGAGGGCGGCTTCACAAAACAGGAAAAGGAGAAGATCCACGAAGATATCAAATGTCACTACAGCAAAGGTCAGTTGGTGGATACCGGAGAGGGCAGTGTGCCTACGCTTGAAACCTCTCATACCTTGTTTTGTGGCCCAGATGTGGACCTTCGGGAAGGTGATGAGGTTGTTGTCACCCAGCGGAATGGCAAGCAGGTAACCCTGACAGTAGGCGAAGGATTCCCGTATAGCTCCCACCAGGAGTTTTCTGTGAAACGGGTGGATACGGCATGAGCAGCAACTACCGGATGAACAAAGCGTTTATTAACAAGTACCGAAAAGAGCTTCAAACAATGCTTGATGATATTTCAGAGATTGACAAAAGGGTGCTTAGTAAAGCCGTAAGTGTGGGGCTTGCTGATGCAAAAAGAAATACGCCGGTAGTTACAGGATTTATGCGGCGAAGCTGGAATGCAACGCCTACGAAGAAAACTTCGCAAGGTGTTGAAAAGGAGTTGATTAATTCTGCAGATTATAGTTCCTTTGTGAACTACGGTCACAGAATTGTGAACCGCAGCGGGGAAACGGTTGGCTGGGTGCCAGGCAAGTTTATACTGGAAAAAGCCGTTAGCAAAGTTGAAAAGCAGCTTGTTAAAGAATTTAGAAAAGAAGTGGAGAGGGTGAACCGGAAGCATGATAA